AGATTTCTTAATGTTTGAAATTGAAACTTTAAATAAACTATTTGCGTATTCACCATCATCAATAGTTTCAAAATAAAACAAATCATGTTCTACTGGACCGAATGGTTGAGAAATAAACCAAGTTGTTTTTGGCGCAGCATAACGAGTATCAAAAGCACCGTATGCATTACGCATAACTGTTGTTGTTTCACCGCTAGTTGATGATGTATTTGCAGAACCAGAAAGTATTGCTATGTCTGTTGCTGTCGCCATCTCGTCATCAACAGGAAAATCAGCAAATAACAAATGTTGTTCTTCAACAAATTTATCTGGATTTGTATTTAATATCTTAGCGTAATAATCATCAGCAGTCGGATTAAGAGAAGCAGTTAATACACGTAGACCAGAACTGTTGTCTTGCTTATTGAAAGCATCACCCATTGAAGATGAAATAACAATTTTAAATTTACCATTTACACAAGTTGCAGCATCATCAGAACCCCAAGCAGAAAAAGTGCCCATGGCTGTTTCGTTACCATTGAGTACTATTATTCTAGAACTTGAAGGAGTCAAAATCATACCACGAATCAAATTAACAGCCGATCCATTAAATGAATCGTTGTCAGTAAACATCGGACATCCATACGCTTCGTTTGTCTGAATATTGTGTTTGGCTGCCAAAAATTGCACAGCACCATTATGACGAGCACGTGGATCGTCTGGCGCAACGATACCTTCGACTTTAACGCCGGATGAAGTAACTCGACCCGTTATTGTGTACTTTACAATATCAGCGACCGTCGTATTTACACCAGCTCCAAGAAGACGTAAATATGTCAAAGATTGACGATGTTTTAAAAATTCATTTGCTGCGTATGGACCGAATTTCTTTGAATCAAGTCCACCGAAGATACTTGTAAATTCATTGAAATCTGCAACTGTCACGGGTACAAATGCTGGACCACGTAATGATGTCCCAATAACTCCTGCGGGAGTACCTACTGGTGTTGATTTTATAGGTGCTGATTGATCAAATTCGCGTTCATAAAAATTTGGTGATCTAAAAGTCTGTTCGGACATTCTTAAACTCCTTGGAAATTACATGCAGAAACTACTAATCTATTATAAATATAATCACTAATTTGAAGAAATTTTTTAAAATTTAGCGATCAATTGAAAATGAAATACCGTCTAAGTCAAAATCACCGGCATTTATTGTTGATTCACCCGTACGTTTATTTATGTTTCGTACTTTGATATTTTTATATTTTATATTTCCATTACGATCAATAGAACGAACTTTTATATATTTATCAACAGTTTTTCCTCGTGGAATGTTTAACATCGCTGGATCGTTTTTGTTCACCAAAGTTTTATCATCAAGCCTATTATTGTTAGTTAAACGAGCGTCTTGTCGTTGTAATCGTGCAGGATTTACGTGATCATATGGTAATGTAGGATCGTCAGCACCCAACCAAGGATCATTAATAGAATTTATCGTATCAGTTTCTATTGTTACGTTAGCTAAATCATCAGCTATGTTTGTACTAAACTCGACTCGAGCGCAACTAACATAGCGTCGTACCGGAACAGGAGCACCTGGCACATTTGTTGCCAAGATATATGCAGGTACTTTTAATGTAAATGTATGTTTAATAATACGCTCTTTTTCAAACATATCATCCCAATTGTTATCAGGTTTATAAATATTTTCTTCAGAAGATGCAATAAACCAATAGTCGGGTTTACTTGGATTTGCAATTCTATAAGCATTTCCTTGCGGAAGCTGCGAACTTATTAATGTTTCAATAACTTGATTCATATGTGTCGTGTACTGTGTCCAGATCACAATATCATATTGTGCAGAAAAGAATTGTGGCGACGGTAAAGTTAACGTCTCCCAAATATTTTCATCTTTCATCGGTTTCAACCACGCGCCGTCACTAGCATCAACGTCATTGTTAAATAAATCTCCTATATCATGTTTAGTCATCAATTGTGAATCTTGATTAACATCAAGTGACCCTTGATTAATTGCAACATTTGATTGATGATTAATAAATAAACGATTTATCAAATTTTGATAACTACGGTCAGATGACATTAAACGTCTTTTTATTACAATTTCACCCGTCTGTTGATTAATTCCACGACCTGTTATATCATCTTTTATATTTTGTTCTATCAAAGAACGACCTATTGTAATGAGTGGTAAAATTAATCGACCGTTACGATCTCGAATATCTTTTTTCTTTTTGATCATTGCCCACTTCTCGCCCGCAGCAAAAATAATTTTAACAGGAATTATTGTGTTTTCAGATGAAACAACAAGTGGAATATCTTTGTTAAAAAGATTAAACATTGCAATGTCAACGTCTTCAATTCCACACGATGGTATCGTAAAATCTGCGGCGCGATTATTATTACTATAACCTGATGATAGACGATCTTGTGATGCTGGTACGTTAAATCTAGTTGTCATCGTTAATCCTCATCATAGAAAGTACTACGATCGTGTTCATCACTTCGTACAGAAACTTCTCTTGGCCCACCTTCTGGAAGTTCAAGCACTCCCTTTTCAACAAGAGCACGTTTATCACCAGTAACACCATCTTGATTTGAAGCAAATCCACGTTGTTGATAGAATTGTTTTTGTACGGCGTCTGCATCTGCATATGTAATATCAGTTGGACCTTTGATAAGTAAATCAATTGCACCTTGTCGAGCAGGATAACCAACTATACGTACTCCGTCAGCATGTTCAGCAAAACCATAGATATTACGCATCGTACGAGCTTCTGTGATCTCCCAAATTATATCAGAATAGCTAAAGAAATCACCGATACACAATGTAATACCCTTTTCAACCATGTCTCTATATTGAACGAAACACTCACATTTATATTCTTTATTTACACCAAATTTATCGATAATTGTATCCTTCTCATAAGAACTATCGACAAATGCGTCCAATATAATTGGATTATCAAAAATCTTTTTTACAGCTTCATCATAAACTTCATGCGTTTTTGTCTTGATCTCAGACACTAGGTAGACATAGATCTTTTGCGCACACACATCCTTAATTATTTCTTTTGTAATATCGCTTATGAAATCGAGTTCACGTTGTGTAATAAACAATCTCGCCATATACTATTAATTAGGCAACTATATGTTTATTAAAATAGAAGAAATAAAAATAGAAAATATACAAAAAACTCGAGGAAGAAGATATAAAAGTAAAAGAATTATTACGTGTTCATGTGACGAGTGTGGAAAAGAGTTTCAAACCGGTTATTCACATAACGAACTTGAACGTGTAAAAACAAAATTTGCTTTTTGTTGTAAAGAGTGTAGACATAAAAGCAAAATTAAAGGCGGAAAATTATGTCAGCATATTCAACAAAAAATAGATTATGTTACAATGCAAGAAAAAATCAAAAAAACATTAATAGAAAAATACGGTGTAACAAACGTTAGTCAATTGCCAGATCATATTTTAAAAGTACAAAAAACGCTACAAGAACACGGAAGTTATTTAGATAATCCTATTAAAAAAGAAAAACATAAACAAAAAATGATTGAAAAATATGGTTATGAATGGCCAATGCAAAATAAACAAGTTTTAGAAAAACAATATAACACAAATCTAGAAAGATATGGAAACAAACACGTATGTGCAACAAAAGATGTTCAGGAAAAATCTCACTCAATAGAAACAATACAAAAACGTCATCAGACAATGAAAAACAGAGATTTTAACAAAATTAGCAAATCAGAAAATAAATTTTATCAATTACTACTCGAAGTATTTCCAAATACAATTCAACAACAACTCATTCATAAATGGAATATAGATTTTTATGTTCCAGAAATAATAACATATATTCAATTTGATGGTACATATTGGCACGGATTAAATCGAACGTTTGAAGATATTTCAAAATTAAAATATAAACAAGACAAAACAATTCTTTCAACAATTGAACGTGATAAACAACAAAATATCTGGTTTCAAGAAAACAATATAAAATTATTACGTTTTAAAGACACAGACAAACAAGAAGATATTATCAAAATTCTTATAGAACTTAAAAATAATAACATTTAATTATGCCATTGATATTGTTTTACCCGCCGGAATCGGGATAAACTTTAATTGTTTGTTTAGGTACATCGCCAAGTTCGATTGTTGTTCCATCAATTTTTCATTCGTTAATGTTCCAAGAAATTCCTGAAGTTGTGTGATTAACTTATCTTTGTCTTCTCGAGCATGACTTAGTAACGTATCGCCGTCCAACGTAAGATCAGCATTTGGAATCGGAATCGTCTTCATTTTACTACGAACTCGACCGAGAACTTCTGTACATAGAGCAAGTGTATATTGTCGGATCCATTGTTTTCCAGGTTCTGTTATCGAAGTATAAGGAATAATCGACAATGGCATATTGTGTGGACCAGACACACCACCTATCGAGTCGTCTTGAAAAGCCGGATTAAGCGGATCTTGTCGAGGAACGACCTTGATGAACAATTTTTGTTTGCTATATAATCCACCTGGAACAGGAAATATGCGTAGTTTAGTTCCCAACATTTTCCAACTATAGTGAGAACGACGAACTCGCATGGCGTGTTCCAACGCTCCGCGTCTGAGGACATCTTCGAAGACTGGGACAACATAAAAGATTGTTGAGTTCACATACGACTCATAGTTCATGTTTGTCGCTAAAAAGTTTGTCATATTCGATGCATTGATCAAAGATTGTTGAGCTGCACTTGGCTCGAAATGAAATATCTCAGCTATTCGCATCTTACCTTTAGAACCAGATGGAAGCGCATCGAATACTGTGGACCCACTCACCGTGTCAGACATGAGTTCTGTGTACACATCGTAGTCTTGTTTCCCGGGCGTTAGATTTATATACCCCAACATTCCATTGTAACTTCCACCCACGACAGCTTGACTTGCATAAGGATCTGCTAATCGCATCAAGTACTCGAGCGAAGGCATTACATATTTGTTTGTGTAACTTGAACCCGTTGGTTGTCCAAGGACATTTACTAGATTTGATTTGATATTAAGTTCATGTACGTATCGAGAGTATGTCAAAGTCGCTTCTTCAAAACAAGCCCATGTTTGTTTTTTTGTGCATTCGACACTCAAAATATCTGAACCTAATTTACGTTGAACAAACGTATGCATTGAATCAGCATCATTTTGAAATGCAACTTCCTGATCGAATAATGAGAATGGTGTTGGATGTATTACTTGAACAAATGTAGGCATTATATATTAATTATGCTTCTATACATACCAATTTATTTTTATTTTCCCTTTTCGCTATATTGAATTGCACGCTCTTGAGCATACGCATCTTGTGCCGTTTTATGATGTCCGAGAACACGTTTTCCATCTTTTGTGTATAGACACCAAGGTTTTCCAGATTTCTTATCACCATTTTTACAACGTTTTACGATTTCAAGAATCAAATCATATAGCAATTGTTCACTTAATAGATCTTCATCCATATCGATATTTATTTATGATCTATGTTTTTAATCGAATCTCAACAAGAAATAATGTCTCGAGAAATAACTCATAGAATCATTAACATACTAAAATATTGGAAAGACACTGATTTTATTGGGATGATCTATCATCAAATTCCAGTTGAACTATTCATACGACAAGACGATAATATTCCAATATTCATAAGAATAATCGGTGAAACAACACCCGAGAGTATATCGATCATAATCACAAGCAAAAACGATCATATTCCATTCGTTCATCTATCAAAGATAAGTGAAAAACTTTCTTCAATCGTAAGACACGAAATTGAACACTTTAATCAATTGCAATATCAACCGCAAGAATCTACATACGATACACAAAAAATATTCTCGGGTGATCCTCATGAAGTTGAACAATATCTCATAGATGAACATGAAGTTGAAGCATTTGTTTCTGAAATTTATTTCACGGCAAAGAAACAACATAAATCATTCAATGATATTTTTAAAGAACGTGTTAAACCATTCATACAATCGATGTTAAGCAACAATATTTCTATTGAAGAAATTAAATCTTGTATGTCAAAAGTAAAACAAATTTGGTTTAGATACGCTATGAAACGATTTCCAAACGTAGTTCTACAATAGAAGAATCCCGGCAAAAACTTTCATTCTTACCGGGATCAGGAACGTTGCGGTTAAGCGGCCTTCAAGTAT